TTACTCGGGCTGATGTTCCCGGCGTGATCGGTTTCGACGGCCACATTCGCCATATTCCACCGCAACACCGGATCGCTATTATGCCGCAGCCGTCGAGCGAGAATTGCTGCCTCTAGACTCTTACTCGGGGCCGAGAACGTCGAGAACCCGGGCCGCATTTTGACACACGTAAACCCGTCCTGTTGTTCCAATTGCGTCGTGAGGTCGTGCGCGTTCCACGGGTCATAGGCGATGAGCTTCACATCGAATTCCTGATCCCATCCCTGCAGGAACGTGCGCACCACGGGATTGGCAATCGATGCCCCCGGAATCGCCGTCATCCAGCCCGCCTTGACCCACTGGTCATACGGCACGCGGTCACGCGTCACGCGCAACGGAATGCGCTCGGCGGGAATAAAAAAATGCGCGAGCACGTCAAAGCCCTCCGCGCTCGGGAACACAGCCACCGCTGCGGTTAAGTCGGTCGTGGTCGAGAGGTCCAGCCCCACATAGCAGCGCCGTCCGCGCAAGCTCGCCCGATCAACAGCGCTCGCGCACGCGTCCCACGCGGGCATCGGTATCCAGCGGCTGGCTTGCTCCGTCCACTGATTCAAATATAGCCTTCGAAAAGTATTTTCTTGGGCGGGGATTTCTCGCGCACGTGCGCATGCGATCCGCATTTCCTCCAACGAGCGGAAGTCACCGAGCGCCGGGTTACACGCCCGCCAGACTTTTTCGTCGGTCCAATCGGCGTCCTGCGGGGCTTCAAAAATAATGGGGAGAAACGTCGGATCAAGGTGCGGAGATTCCAGCACTTTTTTCGCGTGGCTATACAGCTCCCACAAAATGGAATGGCGGTCATAGCCCGCCGTGCTGATCGCAATCGTCAGCGGCTGCGCTCGTGCCCCGGTCGAGGTCGTGAGCACGTCCCACAGCTCGCGAGTCGGCGCGGCGTGCAGCTCGTCATAGATGATCCGCGAGGCCGAAAACCCGTGCTTGCTGTATGCCTCTGCGCTGATGGCGCGATAGAACGATCCCGTGGCCCGATGCACGATCCGCTTTTGACTATCGACAATCTCACACGCCTCCGACAGCTCGGCATCGTTGCGAATCATTTGCGCCGCGACATTGAACACGAGCGCGGCTTGGTCGCGATCGGCAGCGGCGGAATACACTTCCGCGCCGACTTCGTTGTCGAATAGCAGCCCATCGATGGCGAGCGCCGCCGCAATTTCGGTTTTGCCGTTTTTGCGGGGCAGCATCAGCAAGCACATACGGTGCTTGCGCAACCCCGTCGCGGCATCGACGGCAAAGAGCGGGCGCACAATCCCGTGCTCCTGCCAGCGGCGCAACCGAAACGGCTGTCCCGCAAACGGGCCTTTGGTGTGCGTGAGCTGGTTGATCAGTTTGACTTTTTGACTAACGGGGTTCGGTCGTCGCGGCACATCGTGCCCTCGCTGGTCCTCGCCTAACGCGGCGTTTACTTCAACAGTCCCGCCCACTTCGGCGTCGGCGTGGTGGCGCTCGTCGGTTTGTGCGCGATCACACGGGACCGCGAGCTGGGCGTAATGCCGAGTTCTGCGGCGGCGCGCAACAGCAAGCCGAACGCTTTATTGGCCATGCACAGCGCGGGATTCGGAATCGGATAGCCATTTGGCGAGCGCACGATGTAGGGATGCGAGGCCGCTTCGCGTTCCAACCCTTGCCACTGCGCATACTTCAAACAATAGCCCGCGAGCACAGCCCTATCGACCGTCGTGACTTGCCCACGATCCGCCAGCATCGCCGCGATGCGCGTCCACTCGGCTTGCGCGAGCGGGTCCGTGAGTTCAGCGGGCATCGTGACATCGAGCGGATCGTGGTGCGGCTCGTGGCTGTTGATCGGGCGCTTGCCGGGATTGCCGCGCAGCACTTTCAACGCCGTGGGATGCGGAGGCGGGCCTTTCATATCGTTGGAGCGGGCGGCTCGGAATTTATACCGGCCCCTGCGGTTGGTGCCGCTGTGCCGTTCTCAGCACTTCGCCCGCGTTTCGGATATGGCCGCGCCAGCGTGACGAGCTGCGCCCGCATCGCTGCATCCAGCGGCAGTGCATAGCGGTGCTTGCCGCTGCGCTCGAAAATGGCGCATTGATCGGGACGGAGCACGCGCCGAGCGTGCCCGTAGACACGACGCACGCCGGACGCCGAAATCATGCGCGAATGCCAATGCTTCCCGTCCGGGCTGATGTATTCCTTCGTCGGTGCCGTCATGCCGAGATACGTCCAGCCCATCGCTTGATAGATCCCGCCCGTGTGCCCGTGATTCGGGTCCGCATACGACACGATGATCCGCATGCCCGGTGATTGCTGACGAAGGAACCGCACCGCAATCGTCACGATGCGACTCACGGGCGCGGTGTGGTGATGCAGCGCCACGCGCACCAGCTCGCAGCCCTCTGTCATGCGCAGCCCAAACGGGCGCAATAGATGCGGACTTGCGCCACGCGCAAACAACACCACGCCGATAAACGCGCCGCCTTCCCACACCCCGATCCGATTATGGGGCGGCGGCGGCAAGCTGTGCGAGTAATGCCAATGGCTGACGGCATACTCGGCGGCTGCGTGTGAGCACCAATCAAGTCGTAAAGACATGGCCGCATTCTGGGCACGTGATCGGCTTTTTTTGGTCGAGGTGCCCTTGGGTATCCGCATCGACAGGCGCAAACGACGGCGGGAGCACGCTCACGAGTTCCTCGGGCGTCCACCACGCATCGAGCGGCAGCGCCCCGGCATGGTCAGCGGCGAGCTGTTCAAAATTCCACGCCGCCAGCTCTGCGGTGCGGTTGTCTTAGATGGCCAGCGCTCGTTTTTGCTCGTCGGTGAGTCCCGACCGACGCACCGCGACCAGCTCGTCACCGGCGGCATCGATGACGGTGACCTTAGTGAGACCCGCCTCGCCCGCTGCCTCACGCACGCCGTTCCCGGCCAAAATCACGTTGTGTTCATCGATGACGATTGACCGCGCCGCACCGACTTCACGCAGTGCAGCGCGCACCATGTCGAGGTTGCGCGGGCTGTGCGTGCGACGGTTCGACGGGTCGGGAATCAAGTCCTTCAGCTCCACCGCTCCCCCTAACGCTTACCTGCGGAATCCTGCGCGTGCCCACGCAGTGCTCCGACTCGGCTCGGCCTTTCGGCTCGGACCGTCCCCCCCGGCCTGCTCATAAACCCGCTGCTATCTTCCGTAGGTGACAGGCACCGCATAAGCTCTGCAGGTTCCCATCGTCCCACATCAACCGTGCATCACCACGATGCGGCACGACGTGATCGACACACTGCGCACGTGTGGTGCGGCCAGTGTCATAGCACCGACTGAGCACGGGCAACACACCACCGGGACGCATGCCGCACAGCGGATACCGTTGGCGGAAGGCGCGTGAGTGTGCATCCCACCGTGACGAATACCCTTGCGCTCGTGCATTCGGGCGATAGCGATGCGCACCCACCGGCTGATGCTGTGCACAGCGACCATAGGGCACCAGCTCGCCACACCCTTGCTCACGACAGAACTGCATCACTGCGCCTGTGGGCAGGGGGACTCGTGCACGGGTTCACCGACGCGGCCTTCTATCGCTAAGCTGCACGCCATCAGCAAGGCCAACATCAGCGCAAGCAGCAACACACGCATGCTAGGGGACCTCCGTGATCGTAATGCCGTGCACCGCTTCGACTATTTTTTTGCGCAGTTTGTAGGCGGTCGTTTTGGTCGGTTTACTTTTCACGTCCTCCACGATGACCTGTCCGTCGCGCCGATATTTGAAATCCGCATGGAACATGCCGACGCTGTGATAAATGCGCGGCTGTTCCGTATACAGCGCCGACACAATCAACGGCCACCCCGGGTGCACTTCCAAGTCGGTAATAATGCCGGCCACGGCGAGTAATTTCAGCTCGTGATAGCGGGCCGCTTCCCGCTCAGAGTCGAACAGAATGCCATCGTGCCGCACGGCGTGATTCCCGTATTTTTGCGTGCTCGGACGCGTATGCACCACAGCCATAGCCGACTGCGTTTTGTGCCACTGCGTCCACGCATCACGCTCGCTCACGGACGCGTCCCTATCCAGCGGCGCACCGTTTCGAATGGGAGCACGCCATAGCGCACCTGTGTCGGTGAATCAGTCGGACCCGGGCAGTGGTTGCCGAGCACGTCCACGATAAAAATTCCCGTATCACCAGAGCTGGCCTTGTAGGTGATCACGTCACGGCCGACCGTGCTGCAGCTCGCATCCTTGCAGAGGTAACCCCAGCGGGCGTCACGATTCTGCAGCACCGCGATGAGCTGATCCAGAAACTGCCATGCACTTTCACCATCCGTGATTTGACACGAATGCGCCACGAGCGCCGGATGGGCAGCGGCAAAGTCACGGACAACACCCTCACCGTAGGCGGGCAGCGGCAGCGCACCTGTCGTGGGGGATGACGCGCCGCCGCTGGATGGTGCAGTCCCGGTATCGCTCCGATCAATCGTGGTCGTGTTGGTGTTCGTATTCGTCACGGTCACGGCACCGGGACTCGTCGGTGATGCGGCTGGGGTATCCGTTAAGTCGAGGCGGAAGTCACACGCCGCCATGAGGACGCACGCCGCGAGCAGTAGGACCTTCCGCATTTACGTGCTCCCCTGTGTCGGTGGCGGATGATCCGCCGCCGTTTCGTAAACTTGCGCCCGTTCTGCCGTCAACGATCCGAACGCGACCTCGATGGCGGTTTTGATTTGCGGCTTATCTTCGGCTTTCAACCACAGCACCACGCGAAAGAGTTTCAGCATTTACCTTCCGCAATCGGCGCACACTTGCCGATCCCCTTTGTAAATCCAGCGATAGGACCCACAGCGCGGGCAGCGCGGCGGGTCACTATCCCTTGTGGTGTTTGTGTTCGGAGCAGTTCTCATTTCCTGTATTGCACTTAGTTGCTTCGGCCGGACATCTTTTTCTCTGATCAGGCGTATCGCCGTTTCAAAAAAAACCACTACGGTGACCTTCCACAACAGATCAGAGGACGGGGCGCGTAGATGTCCGGCGGCAGCGCACTTCCCCGTGCATTTTCGGGTCTAGGCCCGTCTTACACCGTCTTTGTTACGTCCGGCTTTTCGGCTGGAAGCGCGGAACCTAATTGCTGGTAGTAATCTTTCACCGCTGCATTGTAGTCGGCTGTTAATTGGGCGATGGCGTCCTGTAGGACATCGGCTCGCAAGAGATGGCCTCCACTTAAGAATGCGTCGGCGTAGACAATCCCCATTATCGAAACCTCGGCCCGTAGATTACTTGGATCGCATCGCGTGGCGTCAGGCTCATCGCCACGGTGCGGGCGTTGGAATTACTGCGGCGTGCCGTAAACCAACCGTCCTGCGCACCCCATAAAATCCAGATACGTGTCGGTGTAATAGTCGCCTTCTGGTAATTCACCACGATGTAATGCTCACCCGCGATCACTGCCGATTGATTCACCGTCAGCCCGGTATGCTGGCAGATCTTCACTTCCCACATTTCGCCCAATCGCTGCAGATCGTGATGCGTGTCCGGCTTCGTAAACGTCCGACAGTGCTGCGCAATCGCAATCTCGATTTCCTCCGACAAATTTCGGGCTAACACGCCGGGGCTTGGTGCCGTCAGCCCATACCGTTGGAAGATGGGTTCCACTTCCCGATACAAGTTGCCAAGCTTTCGAAAAGCCGACCGCACTGCCACGCCGATTGCGTCGATTTCGTCCGCATGGAGCGGCGTGCCGGTGCTCCATGCATAGGCCAATTGCTGTGACATCTACTCCGTGCCCGCGTGGCGTCCAGACCAGATCCCAAACGTGAAGCGGCAGCGGTCAGAATACTGCGCACGAGCGAGCAGCCCGGGCCACACGCCGGGGAGGGTGGCGAGATACGCACAGCACGCACGGTCGGAATGCCAGAGCATGCCGACGAGCGCCCATTCACCCTCACAATCCCCCACGAGGCCCAGCTCATCGAGCCACGCATCAAACCCGGCGGGCTTGCGAGCGCGGCCCTCTAATTCAAAACGCAGAATCATTGGCCACCTCCAACGTCTGCAGCTCGTGCCCGCGCTCGGTGTCTTTGACGGTGACCGTGACGCGGTCGCCAGATTCCTTGAATGCAATCGCTTTCGCGCCCAGCTCGAGGTCGAGCGTATACAGCTCGACACACTCGGTAATCTTGGCGTCGGTCGGCCAGAATTTGATCGTGGCTTTGGTGTAACTTTTGGCCGACCGGCGCCCTGCTGCCGTTTCGGTTTTCACATCCACAATCGAGCCGGTCATCGGCACATGTGCGAGTGGTTTCCACGCCTCCGGCAGCGGCGGGGTATGCAGAACTGCCGGGGCCGTGGCGTCACCCTCCGGCACCGCCACGCCGTGTGATGCCTCCACAGGCGCTGGCCCCGGCAGTTCTACATCCGGGAGCGAGACCGGCACCGGCTGTGCTCCCGGAATGCTATCGATTTCGGTTTCATCGAGCGTAGACAACCCGACCAAGGACAGCGTGACGCGGCGCTTGCTCTTGGTTTCGCATTTCATCATGGCGTTACTGCGGGCCTCGCCTTTCAGTCCCGCAATCGGCACCGCGCCGATACTCTCATCGTGGCGACCATCGGGGAAGGATGCCCGTGCGGTGACGATGTAGGTCTCGTCTACGACTTCGCGAGCGGTAATCTCCACGCTGATGCCGTAGCGATGGCGGAGCTGGTCAGTGCAATTGCGCAGCGCATAGAGCACTTCCTTCCCCGAGAGGCGGAGAAATTCGAACGGCTTGGTCAGCGGGTTTAATCCGAGCGATTCACACACCGCCCGATAGTAGGAGACCTTTTGCGGGGTGGTGAGCTGCGACAAGTCCCCGCCGATCACCACTTTCGCAATCACGTCCGGGGATGGCAGCGCGGCGGGTGTGGGTGCCGCGAGTGTGAGCCGATCAGCCGCCATAATGCCCTCCCGTTTCAATTTCATCCGCCGCGCAATCGTGTCGAGCGTTTGCCACTGCCCCGCCTTCATTTCGTTTTGTCACGCAGCTCCGCGAGCTGTCGCAGCTCGACCTCCGAATACGGCAACAGATCGGCGTTGTGATTCTGTTGCCGTGGGCGCTTCCGCTTCGGCTCGGGGCCGTTGATTACTTCGTGGTGAATCCAGCAATACCGACTGCCCCGGTGCACGGTGCAGAGGCAGCGAATGCCGCCGCTCCCGTCGAACACCCACGCGCACAATTTTTCGTCGGCCATTGATGCCTCGTGGGTCACGCGCACGCGGATGACGCCGTCGTGCGGATAGCGCTTCTGCTGCGCCAATTTCGCCATCGCTTTGGTCCAGTAGATTTCGGGTTTGTTGTCCCCGCCCCGAATGCGGCCTTCGGTGACCAACGCCCAGATGACGATGGGCAGCTCTACGCCATCACCGCGCCCGGGTCAAATACCGCTGCGTCGTGCTCTCACCTTCCAGCCACTGCTGGACTTTGCGCCCGCTGTAACGCGCAATCCCGCCGATGCGGGGCCGCATTTCAAACTGCATCAGCTCATTCCGAGACTGTAGGCCATACGCCCGAGACATGCCGACATCCAGAATCGCCGCGAGGTCCGCATCAGTGTAAAGGAGCGCCGTTCCAGTCACCTCCTGTGACGCCCGGGCCATCGCCATCGACAAGGATGTGCCGTCGGTCACAGCCGGAAGCAATCGCGACACGATGGCGTGTGCCTTCTTGAACGGCAGACCGTGTTCCCGGACGAGGTGATCGGCAAGTTCCGTCAGCGTTGTCCCACCGGCCGCGGCTCGTGCCTCGAGTCGGGCCACGTCGAAAGTCGCACTCCTCAGCGTCGCCGCCGTCAGCTGTACCGTCCGCAGGCTGTCCGCGAACAGCGACGCGACCAGCGGCTGCAAATCGTCCTCGGTATCCACGATGTATCCGAACGGCGTGTTGTGAACGGCCGCGAACAACGCGTGCGCCTGCCCGGCGGCTTTGCTGGCGATCGAGCGGGCGTGCTCGAGCGCCACCGGATTGCGCTTCTGCGGCATGATGCTGCTGCACTGCACGAAACCATCGTCGAGACGCAGATACCCGAATTCGGCGGTGCACCAGAGCAGCAGGTCCTGGAGGACGCGTCCGAGCCCCGTGACCATCACCGCGGCGGCGGAGACGCTTTCGAGCAGGTAGTCGACAGTCGCGATGCTGCCGTAGGTGTTGCCGGTCGGACCGTCGAAGCCAAGCAGGTCACTGGTGAGCTCCCGGTCGATCGGAAAGCCCGTCCCGGTGATGGCACAAGCGCCCAGC